GTTGTTGACAACTAGCAACAACGCCCCTATAGTAGTAGGCAACAAAGGAGTTACAGGAACTCCGACAAACTGAAAGGGTATAGCATGGCTGAATTTTCTTTTTATGACTTTTGCCAACAGGAAAACGGCACTATTGAGGGCTACAACGAGGTTGCAATAGACGAAGAAGTAAACGAAATGTGGCACGACTATTTCCGTGATAACGCTAGACGTATCAATGAGTGGAACGAGTCCGATTACCTAGACAGGTTCACCGCTGAAAACATTGATACCATTTACGAGATTATCAACCGCAATTATGAGCCTGTAGAGTGGTTAGTAGAGTACACAGCTAGAACAGCTAAGGAACTGGGAACACCTGCACACGGCGGAAACCTCAAAGCTTGGGAAAAGTCATTTACCAACGCCCTAGAGGGTAAAGAACTAGAGCCTAGTGACCTTTGGTATTTCGTTAACGAGATTGAAACAAAGGGCGTTAGAATGGCGTTTGAAATACCCGTAAAGTTCACGGCTTTTATGAACGAGTAAACAGGCTAGGCGGGGCGTAACAGCCCCGCTAATAAGAAAGGTGTAAGTATGTACGACAATAGACGTTATGAGTACCCGCTAAGCCCTGAGAGCGTCATTGAACTATGGCAGGAATGGAAAAGCAAAAATTACCGTGCTATGGACTGGTTCTATTTTCAAGCTAGAGAGTTTGCCTACAGGGGCGCTAGGGTATCGGCTAAGTACCTAATCGAGAAACTACGCTATGAGAGCGGGCTACGCATTGAGAGCGTACCGTTTACAGACAATCACGGCGTATTACACACGTTCGGTATTTCAAACACACTAACCCCGTTTATCGGTCGTTGGCTTAAAATGCGTATTCCTGAGTTGGATATACAACTTAACAAAAGCAGGTTTGACGCAGCAATCAGAGAGGCGGGCGGTATCAATGGGTCAGATTAGTATCACGTTCCAAAGCAAGGACGCAGTAAAGGATGCTATTAGGGAACTTGCAGCCGTCCTAGAGCGGGCTAAACACCATAACGGCGTAGATGTGCTACCCGCTCACTTTAAGGGCGTAGAAACCGTTTCAGCGCTTGGGATTAGTGCGGGGGGGCGCAGAATTAAGAGGGGTATCAACTTTGAGCGTGGCATTTTGACCGCTAAAACAGATGTACTAGATAGACCATTCCCTGAACGCTAAAGGGGCTATATATCGAAAGAAAGGGCGCAAGTATGGACTGGTTTAATTACGTTTACGGCGTTTCCGTAATGGTTATGTTCGTTGTTATTACTGTTTGCGTGTTGGTTGTTACGCTAAATGTCGTTTTTCGTGACCCGCTAAAGAGAGAGACGGAGGCATATAACAGGGGTTACGTTGACGGTTTTAATTCACAGAAATAGAAAGGAAATACTATGTTTAATTCAGCGGAAGAGTACGTACTGGCAAGGCTGGACACGCTAGAGAAAGAGCGAGACGAGCGCTTTAACGGGCTAGAGAGCAATCTGAAAGAGGTAGAGGCGTCAAACGCTGATAGGTCTGTAATGTTCCAAGTTGGTTCGCTCAAAGCGGTACAGTATGAGGTTATAAGCAGCTATAAACTCAAAGACACAGATTATGGTTTTGGAGAAGTTGAGGCGCTCAAAGCAGCGCAAGCAATGGACGATGAAACCCTGTATGAGTGGGCTACTCAGCAATACGGCAAAAGTTGGTGCAAGGTAACGCCAATCAACCGCACTGAGAAAGAGTTTAATTACAAACTTTATGTAGCAAGCGGTAACGGTATTGAGAGGTATGCATCTGATACTGATAGACCTGCTACCTTTAGGAAGATTTACGGCATTGCTGAGTTGGCTGAGTGGTGCGCCTATTCACTTGATAGTGAAGTAAAAGCAAAGGCTATTGAGCAATTCAGAAACGCACTAGCAAGGGCTATTGATGATTTAGACGAGGAAGAGGAAACCGAAGATGAATAAGGCAGAAGTTCAAGAAGTCTACGACAAAGTAAGCACACCCCGCACCATTACAGTTATTGAGGCGCTAGGGCTTAAATCTTGTTTGTTCGATGACCTGTTCGGTACTTTTTCAGTTGAAAACATTAGCGATACAGACGTGTATATTCAGGTTAAAAGCAAGATTGAAAGCCTATGCGAGTATGCGCTGAACGCTAAGTCTGAGCCTGTAGCGAAAGACTGTAACGGTGACCCTATTTATATCGGCGGGACGGTATGGTATGACAATGAAAAGTACCTAGTCCACACTTACAAGCGAGACGATGAATTAGAGCGCTTGCTATGTACTTGTTGCGACGCATGGGAAACGCCTCAATGGTTATACATTGATAGTGATGTAACAGTGCGTAACCCTAACGCTCAAGACGTAGACCCACGAAGTAGCCTAGAGGACGCAGCAAGCGCCCTAAGAGCCTTACAAGATACATTACAGAAAGATGTATTCAGTAAGCTAGAAACAGCCTTAGAAAGTCTCTCAGAGGCTCAAAAGGACTAAAAAGCGCCCTAAAACTGAATAAAACGCACCAAAAAAGCGCCCCTAAGGTAAAATAGAGACAAAACAAACGTTCTATTAAAGCCTTAGGGGTGAATTGTATTGAAGTGTAATAAACAGACTATAGAACGGGCTGAGACACTCAAGAAAAAAGGCGTAACAAACATTGATATCGCTAAAGCCTGCAACATTACAGAGGGAACATTCTACCGTTGGTTAAATAACCCTAGTAATGCACGTGAAAGAGAGTTTTCTGAGCGCCTAAAAAGCGCTGAACTGGACTATAAAACGTACCTCACAGACCAAGTACTAAAAGCAGCTAAAGAACGTGACTGGAAAGCTGCCGCGTGGCTACTTGAGCGTAAGTACCCTATGGAGTACAGCCTAGCGCCTAAACGTTTTGAGGATATCCAAAGGGCTGGAACTGATACCGATACCGACCCACTAAGCGAGGCACTAGAGGGTTTAGCAAAGGGGCTAGAGAATGAGCAGCGCTAGCCTAAAGCAGGCTCAAGTCATGGCGTTTCCCTATACGGACTATCAAGCCTTAATTTGTGACGGTGCGGTTCGTAGCGGTAAAACATCATTCATGGCTTGTAGTTTCATCAACTGGTCTATGTCTAACTACAACAATCAGACGTTCATTATCGGCGGTAAGTCCATTGAGAGCGTTGTCCGTAACGTCATTAAGCCTTTGCAATCTCTAGCATGGGCTAGAAAGCGTTTCTCAATGTCATACTCTAGCTATACGCACGAGTTGACCGTAAGGCGTGGCAAGGTTAAGAACGTCTATGTAGTCTTTGGCGGTAAAGACGCTGCAAGCTATGAACTGGTACAGGGTTTCACGGCAGCGGGGGCGCTAATTGATGAGGTCGTTCTATGTGTGCGTTCCTTTGTCGAGCAGTGTCTAGCCCGTTGCAGTGTTCAAGGCGCTAGGTTCTTCTTCAACTGTAACCCTGCTAGCCCTACTCACTGGTTCAAGAAAGAGTGGATAGACAAGGCAAGGGAACATAACGCCCTATATCTAAAGTTCACTCTAAGGGATAACCCTAGCCTTTCAGAAGATACCCTAAGACGCTATGAAACGATGTATAGCGGGGTATTCCACCAACGCTATATATTGGGTGACTGGGTAGCCGCTGAGGGCGTTGTATACGATTGTTTCGACAAATCGACCATGTGCAGGGATATAGACGTTGACGGTTCAGACGTGGTTTATTGCTCTATTGATTATGGCATAACAAACCCGTTTGCGGCCTTGCTATGGGTCGTTCGTAACGGTGTAGCCTACTGTTTCCGTGAATACCGCTACGATAGCAAAGAGGAACAGAGACGTTTAACCGATGAAGAGCATTGGGCTAACGTTAAAGCGATGTTCAAAGGCTTATGGGTTGATGAAGTCATAGTAGATCCTAGCGCCTCTAGCTTGATTGAACTGATACGCAAAGAGGGCTTTTACAACGTGCGAGGCGCTAAGAATGACGTCCTAAAGGGAATACAGCACGTTACAACGCTTATGAACACGCACAAGCTAATCATTTCCCCTACCTGTACAGGGCTTATATCTGAACTGGGTGTATACTCATGGCAG